ACTGCCCTTCAGTGATTCGGAGAGTCTCCGATTCCTTCCAACTAGGAGAAGCACATGACTTGGAACCTACCCTTCATTATCAAGGAATCCGACATCGAGCACGCTCATCGGTTTCTACAGAGCCGAGTAGATCGGGGAGTCACTTGTCCCCACAAACTCAAAAGACTTCTTCATAGGAGGTGGGGCTGGGAATGTTCCGGTGCGACCTGCTTGAAGATCGTTCGAGATTTCCTTTCAACTAGGAGAAGCACATGACTTGGAAAGCATTCAGACAACTCGTGAATCAACACGTCTTGAAGATGACTGGCGGCCTTGGCCTTCAGGATCTCGCAGACGTCCTCATCGATGACTTCTATCCGGGGCAGGATGGCTTTGACTACCACTGGGATTCACTGGCGGAGGAAGCCGCGTATCACGTCCTTGAGGAGAATGGTTTCCCGATGGACGATGAGGAAGGCTTTGAAGAATACCTTCTTCTCCACTTAGACTGATTCGGAGACTCTCCGATTTCTTCCAACTAACGGAGGGGTATCTGGACCGGCAAGGTTCACAACGCTTAGACATGGCGGCTTGTGAAACGTCAACGCTAAGTGCCTTGCTTCCGGGTTCGAGTCCCGGCCTCCCTGTTTTCTACTTCGGAGACTCTCCGATTTCTTCCTTCCAACTAGGAGTATTGAAATGCAAATCCACACTGATAATCTTCTCATGTTCATGTCGATGATGGAGAAGAGAGGATGGTCAATGACGTTTGTCCATACGTCCACCTTTGAACGGTTCAAGATCTCTCCGCCAGAAGGCTGTACGTTGACTTTCCATGACCCGAGGGTCGCGTTGTATGAAGTCAGGCAGTACTTCGTCAGTCCAGAGAACTCCGCATTCCTCACTACGGACTGCTCCAATGAGGAGTGGGCTAAGTGGGCGGAGCATGAAATCTACTTTGAGTTCGCTACGGGAGGTGACGCATGAAGATTTACATTTGGCAAGAAGGTTGGATTGGGAACATCGTTGACGGTTATCCAAAGTACGGGTACTCCGAGAATCAATCAGACATTCCGAGAGTATCGATGGAAGACCTGAACATGGACAAGCAGTCCGAGTTCCTTGGCCTTCTCGACACGACCACGTTCTACATCGAATACATCGTCTGGGATGTCACCAAGGAGATGCTTGAGGAGTACCAGTATGGAAGCGACTTCGATCTTAAGGTGATTGAGTTCTGCCAGATGCAGGGATTCTACAGGTACGAATAACGCACACCAGCCGCCCGCCGCATATTAGTCAGGAGGTAACGCATGAAGTACCTTCCCCCACATCTACATAAGTGTCCCCGAGTTCGTAGAAGATTACTTATAGGCGCACAGATAGGCATTCATCGCGTCTGTAGTAATGGATTATTTTGGGGCTTGTCATCGAAGAAACAGTTGCAGAATATGGAGAGAATTTCTCTAAGAAACGCCAACCGTGCCTACAGGGCGGAATACGAGGCGGAACGGAAGTTCCAGACTATTATCGCAAGGGATCTACTGCCATGACTGAACCCAGCAAGCAGGAAGTGACTGAGTTTCTCGATGCTCTCTACAGTGACGGGTGGGGAGAAGATATGCACGATGCGGGTCCGTGTCTGGAGATCCGTTTCAACATAGGCCGTCACGCCGCGAACCGTTTCTTGAATAACTGGATTGATGATTTCAAAAAGGAGAACTCCAATGCCTGAACAACTGGTGTTTGATTTCGGAGACCCTCCGAAAGAGGATGGTGTGGTGAATGATGGTAACTGGGTCTACTACCCCAACTATGAAAGGGATGCAATCGTGGCCTTCATGCGCGCTGAGGCAGTAATCAAATACTTTGAGAACGAGTCAGGATCATGAAGATCTTCACGTCAGAAGAAGTCCGCAGGCTCCCCGGACTCGTTGAGGTAGTCAGTGAGCGTCCTTACACGAAGTCTGCTGCTATCCAGCGGAGCAAAGGCAAGTTGCCTAAAGGCTTGACTCCGGGTGGGCAGTTCATTCTGGAGAAGATGGAACCAGTGATATCCGATACGGGTAGAACCGTGACTCGATATCTACTACTTTGGTACGTAATAGGAGAATGAAATGTATCTCTATATCTGGAGAGTACGCTACACGTTCAACAATCAGGCCGTCTATGACTGGTCGGCGGACATCTTAGATGTTCCTGAGGACACTCAGTTCATCCAGATGAACATCGATGAATCGTGGGATGAGAAGAAGGAAACTGAGCAGGAGAAAGCGGTCATAGAGTACGTTCATAAGGCGTATCTGTATGATTGTTTGGTGAAATCAGATTTGACATAAATACGGTACTTGGTACAATATTGATTCAATGATTCGGAGAGTCTCCGATTCCTTCCACACTTTCTAGGAGAACATAAATGAACGGCACCCCAATAGCGGATCGCATTCGCGTTCTATTACTTGAAGGCAGGGTTGACTTCGCAAGAGCGGTGTTTCGAAAGGCTGTCAACGAGGATCTATTCACCGTGGATGGTCACTTCAACCTGTACGACAAGATCGCGTGCGTAGAGTTCTTTCAACTCCATGACTTGGGAGGTTTGTCATGAAAATCTATATCTGGCAACACAGTTGGGCTGGGAACATTCTCGACGGTACTCCCGTATATGAGTGGTCCTCAAACGAGAATGACATTCCGTATGTCTGCTCTGGTGAGATTAGGTTGAAGCCTTCCGAGACCCAACTCGACACCGTCAGGTTCGTTCAAGAGCATATCGTCTGGGACATCCCCAAGTCTACTTTTGCCAACTTTCCGATCGAGACCGACATAGATATGGCGGATGCAGTCACGGAGTACGCACAAAAACAAGGCTTCTACAAGCACGACTAATCGGAGAGTCTCCGATTCCTTCCACACTTTCTAGGAGAACACAGTGAAACTACTAGGAACCAATAACAAACTCGACAAGCAGTCTTCCCGAGGTGAGCCATTCGTTCTCCGGGGTCTGTCCCTCGCTCCCGCTGATCTTAGTGGGTATGAAACGTGTCCGATGCGGACTGCTGACTGCACGAAGGCGTGCATCGGGGTCAAGTCAGGGCATAACCGATTCAACCCTGCGAAGGAGGCGAAGATCAGGAAGACGAAGTTGTTCTTCGAGGATAACGAGACGTTCATGACTCAGTTATTCCGTGAGATCAATAATCTTCGGAAGTACTGTAATCGTCTCGACAAGCGTCCCGTGGTTCGTCTCAATACTTACTCGGATATTGTTTGGGAGAAGAAGCATCCAGAGATCTTCCTTGAGTTTCCTGATGTGCAGTTCTATGACTACACGAAGATCCACCAGAGGCGGAATCTCCCAGACAACTACCATCTGACTCTCTCATACACGGGGTACAACTGGAAGGAGTGCGAGGCGTGGTTGAGTTCGGGCCGCAATGTCGCCGTCGTATTCAAGGACTGCTGGGACAATCCCCTGCCCGACAAGTGGCGAGGCTTCGATGTCGTAGACGCTGATGAGGATGACTGTCGGTGGTTGGAAGATCCCGGCAAGATCTCAGGACTTCGCACAAAGGGGTCCGTCAAGCACGCTGGACCTTTCTTTGCGGATGCTACTGAACTCACTGTTGGAGGTCTTCCCGTGATCTCCGGTCTTCGGGAGAAGGTCAGGACACGGTGGGAGAGGAGGGAAGTTGCATGCGAGTCAAGTGGAGCAATAAAGTAGATATCGTCGTAGGCTTCATAGATATGAATAGGTTGAAAGCCGCTCAGGATGAAGCCAGAGAGTTACTGTCGATGGATCGGGAGCATGAGATGCTTCTTCCTCAAGAAATACATTTTCTGAAATCCGTAGTTAGAGCGAAAGGAATAGATGATGTTGAGTTTTGATATAAGAGATTGGACACTGAGTAAGATCGACCCGAGTTCGGGAGATGGCGGCGTGAGTGGCGTGGACGTCGGGAGATTCCGAGAAGTTATGATCCTGAATGGTCATCTCAGTGAGATGAAAACCGGCATGCGTATGTCCAGACACGTTGACAAGTGCAGCACGATCATTCGACGCGAGTACGGGTTCAAGGGAAACAACGTCAAACTAGCGGAACAACTATTCGCCCATCTCGTTGAACAGGGCGTTCTTGTCCGCAAATCCTAATAGTCTCCTAGAGGAGGTGGGTTGCGCATACCTCCGGAAGAAATCACGCATTCTTTTCATAAGGAGAAACACAATGACTACAGAACTAATGGCTCCAACCGCATTCGACCCGAAGAACTGGGGAGAGCGGGTGGACATCGGAACAATCTCTAGAATCCGGGTTCCCGTTCAGGGTCCAGATACTTGGCGTCCGCTTCCTCATGATGTGTACGTTCACATGATTGAGAAGGCGTTCACTGAACAGGGGTTCACGATCAGTGAGCCTATTCACTACATGGCGAAGGCGAGATCGAACCAGAAGATCAAGGATCTTCCAGAACACGGGCGGTTCCTTTCAACATACGGGATCATGCACCCCCTCCTCCCCGGTCTTGATGACCTCAGGTGGGAGGCGGCGTTCAAGAACTCGTATGACATGACGATGTCCGCCACCGGGAGTGCTGGGTATCGTGTGAAGGTATGCAGCAACGGGCTGGACATGGGAGCCGAACAAGGGTTCCGCCGTAAGCATACGAAGGGTATTGATGTGGATCGAGATGGCGTCTTCGAGCATATCCAGAGGCTCGTCACTGGGTCAATCGGAAACATTATCACTCAGGCAGTATCTGAGGAGAAGTTGATTGATACCTACAAGAACACCGAGTGTTCTAATGCGGATGCTAGGTTCGTCGCTATTGAGTCGGCCAAGCAGGGAGTCATCGGTGGTGCTGCTATTCTCCGAATCATGGATCACTGGGATTCTCCAGAGCATCCTGAGTTCAAGGACCGAAACGTGTGGTCGCTTCAGAATGCGTTTACGTCAAATGACCGTGGTCAGAATCTTATGACTCAGGCGGACAGGTTCGCGAGTCTTCGGTCCATCATCAGCAACCGCTTCGGGTTCACGGCTCAGGTCGTCCCCGACAGCATGGATGAGGATTACGTTGATACCTCTTTCGGAGACCCTCCGATTTCTGCTTCTGATTGGTAATTCGTCCTTGGCGCAGCGGGGTTCTGCGCGTTAGAACAGGAATGGGATCCCTCCTCCTTCATATCCACTAAGGAATGTGGGAGGCGGTGGTCCCAAAATCAATGTTGACACACAGGAGGTAGTCATGGCAATAAGTAAAAGAGGGGATTCTTTCCAAGTTTCCGTTTCATACCGGGGGCGAAGGGTCCGAAAGGCTTTCCGCGACAGGCAGGAAGCATTGAAATATGAGGCTGAGGTCACAGCCGATATGTTGGCAGGGAGGGAACCAAGGGATTTGACTAAGAAATCTAGACGGAAGGGAGTGCCGCTTACGGTCGGGGGGATGGCTGATCACGTGTACGAGATGGAGTGGAAGTATCAGAAGTCTGCTGATCACACCTATAACAGGGCGCAGAAGGTCGTCGATTACTTTGGCGAGAGCACGCCTCTGGAATCCATTACTTCGTACTCATTGGAAGCGTATTCACTTCATCTAAGGAACGTAGAACAGAATGGTCCAGCGACGATCAACAGGAAGATGGCGATCATCAGTAAGATCCTGTCATACGCTCACAGGCATGAAGTAATCAAGTTCAAGCCCCGAGTAAACAGTCAGCGAGAACCTGACGGACGGATGAAGTACTACACGAAGGAGGAGGAGGAAGCGATCACGAACAAGATGGTCGAGTTGAACTCCCCCAAAAACTACTTTTGTTGCCTCTGTGATTTCTTCCGCATTCTTGTTGATACAGGTATGCGTAGGGGCGAGTGTCTCAGTTTGGAGTGGGAGGATATTGACTTCAAGAAGAATCAGATCACACTCCCCGACCCGGATCAGATCAAAGCGGCGTTGCCGAGGTCGATACCGATGACTACTAGAGTCAAGAAGATCTTCACTAAGAGGCGGATAGATAAGTGCGATCGCCGTAAGCCATTCTTATTCACTTCGCACCAAATAGATAAAGAGGTACAGAAGTTTAAAGACAAGGTATATGGTTCCGATGAACCTTATATGGATATTGAGGATGTCGCGTTGTTCCACACCTGTAGACATACGTTCATCTCTAGGCTCCTTCAGAAAGGGGTTCCGTTGACGACTGTCCGTGAACTGGCAGGACACCGAGATATCAGTACGACAATGAGATACGCTCACTTGTCACCAAACAATCATACAGATGCAATATCATTACTGGAGTCGGATGAATAATATGTGTCCGGCACTGTGTCCCAAGACGGATTTTGGGGGGACTCAAGTCCCATCGGAATGTTGTATACTGTGCTGTATAGAAGACACAAGGGAACGATTGGTAGCGGAGGAGGGATTTGAACTCCATTCGCTGACAAACATCCCTACCAGTTTTTTCTATACAGATCAATAAGTTGCATACCGCAGTCAGCGGAGCCACAACGGAGTGTGTCTTTAGTCGTGTCCGAACATAAAAACAATCAATCAAAACTGGAAGAAGAAATGGTCTCTCTTGGGAGGGACCGTTATCACCACAAAGTCAAACGTGCGAAGGAGACTTCACTGGAGTCAACGACAGCGGTCGGTCAACACTTACTTTCTGAATCAATCGATCTCATGAGTGAGTCTTTGAAGAGTTGGCTGCGATCCGCTGAACACGCTCCCGGTAAACGACATCGGGCTTATCCTTTCTTGATCGAAATCCCGGTGAAGGTTACGTCGGCGTTGACTGCTCGTTCTATTCTTGACTGCATCAGTATCGAGAGGAAGATCGCTAGCACCGCCGTCGCAATCGGGAGGCTTCTCGAAGATGAATTGAAGTTCAGAAAGATTAAATCAGAAGAACCAGCACTCTGGAATCAAATCAACAGAGTATTGGATCGCTTCAAATCACAGAAGACGAAGTCTAAGTTTATTAACAGGACTATTAAGTACCACAAAGTCGTCGTCCCTCAATGGAGCAGGCAAGAAGCAGCCGCTGTTGGTTTAACTTGCATTGAACTGCTACGACAATCAACAGGGATTATTGAAACAGTCACGAGGAGAGACGCTCAAGGAAGATCTTATACGATCGTCAGGCCGACCGATGAGTTGATGACTTGGATGAAGAACTCCCATGAGTTCAAAGAACTTCTCAACCCCGTCTGGCTACCGATGGTGGAGACTCCGGTTGATTGGAACAATGTCTACATCGGAGGGTATCAGTCCGTTAACTACAGACGACGACCGTTGATCAAAACGCATGACTCGGCGTATCTCGAAGAGGCTGCCGGGGCTGAAATGTCAACCGTCTACGGTGCTGTAAATATGTTGCAGCGTACTCCGTACACGATCGATGGACAGATGCTTGAGGTTCTTCGACATTGTTGGGACAGTGGGCTTCCTATTGGTGGACTCCCATCTCTTGAGGATGACATCGTTCCGAACAAACCGGCGGACATCGGAACCAATAAAGAGTCGAGACGTAGATGGAGGAAGGCAGCGGCTCGAACTCACTTTGAAAACGAGAGACAGAAATCAAAACGTCTCCAAGTAATGAAGGTTCTTCATCTCGCTGATAAGTTCATCAACGATAGTCTTTACTTTGTTCACCAGTTGGATTTCAGGGGCCGAGGTTATCCTGTTCCCTACTTCCTCCAACCTCAGGGAACGTCTTATGTTCAGTCGCTGATGAATTTCGGTCGAGGTGAATTGCTTGATGACTCGGGGATCATGTGGCTTTACACAGCAGTAGCATCCAAGTGGGGACTAGATAAGCAGCCGTACAGAGAGCGACTTAGATGGACTGAAGACAACATTGAGATGATCCGAAGAATCGGAGAGTCTCCGATTAATGAGAAGATGTGGGCAGACGCAGATGACCCTTGGCACTTCGCGAGGCTCTGTGTTGAAATTAATAGACTGCATAATGAAGGCGGTAAGTTCAGATCAAACCTTCCAATCAGTGTGGATGCGACAAACCAAGGACACCAGATCTACGCAATGCTTCTAAGGGATCCTCTCGGCGGAGTACTGACAAACGTAGTGCCCGGAGACTTCCCAGAAGACTTGTATGGCCGAGTTGCTGATTCAGTGATTGAGAAGTTGAAGAGAGATGATCATCCGTATGCGGGAACATGGTTAGAGTTCGGCGTCGATAGGAAGACGACCAAGAGGCCAACAATGACGTTGACGTATGGGAGTACTTTCTTCTCATGCCGTTCATATACGACCGATTGGTTCTACGATAAGTTGAAATCAGGAGTACCTAATCCGTTCGGGGATGAGACGTACAAGCCCTGTAATTATCTTGCGGAAAAGATATGGGAGTCCATCAGCGAGGCTGTTCACTCTGCTCGGGTCGGCATGGATTGGCTGAAAGGAATAGCATCGCTTCTTGTTGACAACGCAGTGACTCCAAGATGGGTCAGCCCTCTCGGGTTCCCTGTCAAGATGCATTATGAGAACACTAATAAGTACGCAGTCAAAACTCTAGTAGGAGGAACGCTACGCCAACATCGATTGAGAATACCTAACGGAACCACGAACAGGAGGAAGACAGTCAACGCAATCTGTCCCAACGTAATTCATGCGATCGATGGCTTGGGAGGTCTACTGGGATTGACTCTTAATAAAATGGAATCAATGGGAGTTCATGATGCAAGAGGTGTTCACGATTCAATCGGAGTACATGCTCGAAATGTCGAAACACTACAAGCCTGTGTCAGAGAGGCAACGGTAGAAATATTTTCTGAAAATCAACTGGAAATACTGGGTAATCAGTTTGCGGCCATGTTGCCTTCTGGAGTATCATTACCAAGCCTGCCTGAGATGGGAACCCTAGATATCGCAGATGTGCTGCGGTCTAAATACTACTTCAATCCATAAGGAGGATTCACGAATGAAAAATAAGAACGAGAAGATCACGACGCCGATCGGGACGGCAATCTGGCCCAAACTAAATAAGCCAGAAACAAAATTCAATAAGGACGGTGTTTATGAAGTCAAACTTCGTCTGAACGCAGAAGACTCCAAGGGAGTCATGGATTCCATCGGGGCGGTGCTTAATGCACATATCGCTGAGATGGAAGGAAGTAAGCCAAAGATGGCTCCGCTTCCGTACAAAGAAGTCATGGATGACAAGGGGAATCCCACCGGCGAGTTTGATTTCAAATTCAAGATGAAGGCTGTCGGTGGGTACGGAGATGAGAAGTGGACCCAGCGTCCAACATTGTTCGACTCAGAGTTGAAGCCAATGACTGAAGATATCGGCGGAGGGTCGAAAATTCAAGTCGGTGCTGAACTCGTCCCCTACTACACTGCTGCTATCGGAGCCGGAGTATCTCTTCGACTCAAGGTAGTCAAGGTGTTTGAACTCGTTTCATTCAGTAGGGGTGGAGCAGATCAATGGGAGTTCTCTGAAGGAGGTGATTTTGTCACTGAGGGAAGCGAGATGGCTTCTGAAGGAGTAACTCCTAGCGATGAGTTCGATTTCTGAAATACGATTTCGTAAACATCGGGGCAAGCCTCGGTGGTCGATATTCATCCCGTTGGATCCTGTCCCGGCCTCTAGACCAAGGTTTACGAGGTCGGGCAGGGTCTACTTCGGGAAGCGGTATACCGCATTCAGAAAGGAGGCGGACGCTCTCTTTAAACTGACTGAATTTCCTATTGAGTTTCCGCTGAGCGGTCCTCTCGCAGTCAGTGCAAAGTTCATCGTCACGCCTCCAAAGACGACGAAGCGATATTCCCCGAGGGGGGATGTCGATAATTATTTCAAAACACTGGATGTTCTAAATCAGATCGTCTGGTGGGATGATGACCAGTTGGTTTGGGCCTGCATGAGCAAGTCGTTTGGAGACCGCGCTGGTATTGAATTGGAGGTAATGGAAATTGACGGAGTTCCTAAGGCACGAGCCTTGCCCCAGATGTTCATCAAGGGACAATCTGGCTAGGTACACAGACGGTCACGCATTCTGTTTTGGATGTAGTTATTACGAACACGGAGATGGCACAACAACCCAGATAAAGGAGACTCACAAAGTGTCTGGATTGATTGATTATGAAATCGTTCCTCTCAACCGTAGAGGCATTGATATTGAAACCTGTAAGCAGTGGAAGTATGGCGTAGGAGAATATGACGGACAGCCCGTTCAAGTGGCAAACTACTCGAACAGTACTGGTCAAGTCATCGCCCAGAAACTTCGCTTCTCTGATAAACGATTCAAGTGGCTCGGAGATACGAGTCAAGTAGAACTATTCGGGATCAACCTCTGGAGAGACGGCGGCAAGATGGTCGTCGTTACTGAAGGAGAGATTGACAGCCTTAGTATCAGCAAGGCTAACGGAGGTAAGTGGCCTGTCGTCTCTGTCCCTAACGGGGCGAAGTCGGCAGCGAAGGTTGTAGCAAAGCATATTGATTGGCTTGAGACTTTCGAGTCCGTCATTCTCTGCTTCGATCAGGATGATGCGGGACGTACTGCTGCTGTCGAAGCGGCTCAGATGTTGAGTCCCGGTAAAGTCAAGATCGTCACCAGCCTTCCACAGAAGGATGCGAACGACTGTATCCAGAACGGTCAGATCAGAGAACTGATGGATGCGATCTGGGGCGCGAAGTCATTCAGACCTGATGGAGTCATCCCCGGTGAAGAGACTTGGGATCTGATTATTGCTGATGATGGAAGGCAGTCGATCCCGTACACGTTCTCTGGTCTCAACGATATGTTGTTCGGAATGCGGGGAGGAGAACTCGTCACCCTCACTGCTGGAACGGGTATCGGTAAATCTAGTATCGCTCGTAAGTGGGCTTATGACCTGAACAAGGAGGGCCACCGGGTCGGCTACATCGCTCTCGAAGAGAGTATTCGGAAGACTGCGGAGAACATCATGGGATTTGAAATGGAGATCCCTCCGCACCGATGGGAACTTGAGGGCGTCACTGAAGAACAGAAGAGGAAAGCGTTTGAAGCAACTATTGGTTCAGGCAGGATGGTCCTCTACGATCACTGGGGATCTATTGATCCCGCTAATCTACTTAACAGAATTCGGTACATGGCGAGGGCTATGGACTGCAAGTACATCTTCCTCGATCACTTGTCGATCGTGGTGAGTGCTTTGGAATCTGGCGATGAGCGTCGGATGATTGACAGCACGATGACGAAACTCCGCTCACTGGTCGAGGAGACTGGAGTACACCTCGTTCTCGTGTCACACCTACGTCGGCCAGATGGGAGATCACATGAAGAAGGTGGGGCTACTAGCCTTTCTCAGTTGCGTGGTAGCCATGCTATTGCCCAACTCAGCGACGCAGTCATCGGCTGCGAAAGAAACCAACAGGACGACACGGCAGCCAACAGGCTCACGCTCCGAGTCCTCAAAAACAGATACGCAGGACTCACAGGAGTATGTCAGACTCTTGAATATGATGATCAGACAGGACTCCTCCATGAATGGGTCGCCCCGGAAGTCATCGACATCCCCGGCGTCAACACCCAATGAGTACAGGGAACTGCTTGACGCGATACGCTCGGTTGAGACGGGAGGACACGATAACCCGTCAGAAGCAATCGGAGATGGCGGGCGATCGCTTGGGCCTTATCAAATATCAGAAGACTACTGGCTCGACGCTATCGAGTTCAGCGGTATCGGAGGTAAATATGAAGATGTCAAACAAGAAGAGTACGCAGAAAGAATCATCTGTGCCTACTGGGACCGATGGTGCGGAGACGGATCATGGGAAACTAGGTCACGCACGCATAACGGGGGGCCGTTGGGATCGTGGAAAACTGCTACAAAAAGATACTGGGAAGCCGTGTCCAATCGTCTTGAAGAACGGAGAATTAGCAACATGGCGTCAGATCGCTGACTGGATATCGGAGGAAGAAGGAACCAAGATACCTCATCAGACAGTCCAGAGAGCATTCGATGCGACTCTGATCCGGCTCAAAAAGTCACTGATGGAGGATCCTTTTATCCTTTCGTACTTGAGAGACAATAACTTCAATATCCCAGAGGAAGAAGAAAAGGAAGGAGACTCATGAACGTAGTTATATTTGATATTGAAACCAACGCGATCGCTGACTTCAACACCCTGCTCGGACTGGAGAAAATCCACTGCATAGCAATCGCATCCCCCGGAGGAGACCCTGAGATCCTTCCTACTGAGGAAGCCTTGGAACAACTCCGTCTCGCAGACGTTATTGTCGGACATAATATTCAGGACTTTGATATCAGAGCCATCCAACGCCTATACCCTGACTGGAAGCCTGAGGGCTGTGTCAGAGATACGTTGATCATGTCGAGGATGCTCTGGCCTGATGTCCAGAATGAAGATTGGCAGATCCCAGACTTCCCTCGGAATCTCATAGGTCGTCAATCTTTGAAGGCTTGGGGTGTTCGACTCGGTATTCATAAGGGCGATTTCGGAGAGTCTCAGAATTGGGACGAGTTCACTCCAGAGATGGCTGAGTACTGTATTCAAGATGTCCGGGTTACTCAGGCTCTCTGGGAGAGGATTGAGAAGGAGAACCCCCCGGAAAACCCCACAGTGCTGGAACACGAATTCGCGGAAATCGTCTCACGACAAGAGAGAAACGGGTTCGCTTTCGACGTAGACGCCGCTAGAAAACTCCACAGTGAACTACTCGGTGAGAAGGACTCACTACTGAAGGAGTTGGAATCTCGTTTTCCAGCGCAAGTAATCAAGATGAAGACCCCGAAGTACTGGGAAGATCCAGTGACGAAGGAACGCTACCGGGTGAAGAAGGACGCTCCCAGTAAAGTACAGAAGATCCTTGTCCGGGGAGAACTTAAAACGAAAGAGATACCGTTCAACCCCGGCAGTCGAGACCAGATCGCTAATGGACTTATTAATAAGTACGGTTGGAAGCCTACTGAGTTCACTGGGGAAGGGAAGCCGAAGGTAGACGAGAGCGTTCTGAAGGAGATGGAATACGAAGAGGCTAAACTGCTGATCCGATATTTGACTATCGTTAAACGACTCGGACAGATCAGTGACGGCAGGAATGCTTGGATCCGTCTGGAGAAAGAAGGCCGCATCCATGGTCGAGTCAACCCCTGCGGAGCCGTGACCGCTAGATGTACCCACGCTCGCCCGAATGTGGCACAGGTTCCAAGGGTAGGAGCATTGTGGGGAGAAGAGTGTAGAAGTCTGTTCACTGTCCCTGAGGGGTATGTCCTTCTCGGAGTGGACGCTAGTGGATTGGAACTCCGGTGTCTTGCTCACTACACCCACCCCCTCGACAAGGGAAGGTACACGAACGAGATTCTTGAGGGCGACATTCACACAGCCAATCAAGAAGCGGCGGGCCTTGAAGACAGGAATGATGCGAAGACTTTTATCTACGCCCTACTCTATGGAGCGGGAGATCTTCGGATCGGTTCCATCGTCGGGGGAGGACAGCGAGAAGGTAAGGCTTTGAAGAATACTTTCTTCTCTCGGATGCCCGCACTCAAGAAGGTTCAGGAGGGAGTCAAGTACAGACTGAAGACTCAAAACTACCTGACCGGAATCGACAGCAGGAAACTTAGAATTCGATCTGAGCATTCTGCCCTTAATACTCTGCTACAATCAGCAGGGGCAATCGCTATGAAATATGCGACCTGTATTCTTGACAGTAAAATCAGAAGTCATGGATGGACTGATGATGATGTCATGCAAGTAGCCCACATTCACGACGAGATTCAACTTCAAGTACGCAAGGAGATCGCGGAAGATGTCGGGAAACTTTCAATACAGTCCATACAAGAGTCTGGGAAAGTCCTCGGATTCCGATGTCCCCTCGACGGGGAATACAAAGTCGGAAGAAACTGGGCGGAGACTCACTGACTTATCATGGGCAGCAGGGTTGATGGATGGTGAAGGTCACTTCAGCGGTAATAAAACGACTATCACGGTCGAGTCAACTTCTAAAACTACTATTGAAGAACTCTACCGGATACTCGGCGGTAAATGCACAGTACTTAAAAGGAAGACGAATGCTAATCGCCCTGTATTCCGGTGGAGGGTCCATGGGGATTCTGCTCGGAACGTCTGTTCCTTACTCCTTCCTTTTCTTATCGAGAAGAAGAAGCAAGCAGAAATCATTTCTATACTCAATAAGTTTCCAATCAGGTCGGCCATGCGGGATTCACTCTTGGAACGGCTCTCCGAACTTAAAAGGATGGTTTAATGGATGATCTAAGTTTCACGACTAGCGAAGCGATGCTTCGAGAACTACAGACTCGCTTTGATGAATTGGTTTTCATCGGGGCAATGCAATCAACTAACCAGACTGAAGATCTTACGATCTCCTTCTCAGGCTCCTACCATTCATGTGTCGGATTGATCGAGTTGGGTCGTCTGGCTATTCAAGCAGGAGGCAGCACAGATGAAGAGAACTATACTGATTGACGGAGATATCGCCCTATACGAGGTGACGATGTCTTGCGAATACGCTTTTGATTGGGGGAACGATATTTGGACTCTTCATTCTGATTTCAAAACCGCTAAAGAGAAATTCGACTGTTGGGTGATGAGCGTCCAAGAAAAGACTGAGGCCGACAAAGCCATCATCGCACTGTCTTCCAGACAGAATTGGCGGAAGAGTGTTCTTCCTACATACAAACAAAATAGAAAGAGCAAAAGGAAGCCGTTGATATTTGGTGAGTTGAAGAAGTATGTCTCGGAAACTTACCGGACTTATATGATCGACAATTTGGAAGCAGATGATGTTCTCGGTCTTCTCGCTGGGTCTCCGGGCCTTGGAAACATCAAGGGGGAGAAAGTCATCGTGACGATCGATAAGGATCTGATGACGATCCCCGGCTACCACTACTATCCGAATAAGCCTGAGGATGGACTGATCCAAGTGAGTGAAGAGCAGGCTGACTACAACCACCTCCTCCAGACTCTCGCGGGAGATGCCGTAGACGGGTATGCAGGATGTCCTAAAATCGGCCCGGTCAGGGCTGCTAGAATACTGAAAGATCCCTGTTGGGAGGCTGTCGTAGAAGCCTACGAGTCCGCAGGTTTGAACGAAGATGACGCACTAGTCCAAGCAAGGGTCGCGAGGATCCTCCGTTGGGGCGAATATGACATTAAGAAAGAAGAGGTACGACTATGGACACCGAAATCAACCGCGAAAAACTCCTGAACATGCATGAGCAACTCTGCCGGGAGGCAGTGACGCTTATGAGAGCAAAGAACCACGACTACAGCGGAGGGAAGGATGCTAGTGATCCCTTCCTGAATTTCACGCGAGTCGAGAGGCTCGGGATCACGGATACTAAGACGGGCTTCATGGTCCGCATGACGGACAAGATCTCAAGGCTGATTACTTTCATCCAGAATGGTTCCTTTAAAACCAAGGATGAGGCTCTGAAAGACACGATTTTGGATCTAATTAACTACAGCATCCTGCTTTATGCTTATGCTCAAACAGAAAAGGATGACTATACGGAATGAATAACGATCAAATTAACTCAACACCCTTTCCATCCATCAGTGAAGCACTCCTTAAGGAACTCAATAATCGGTTCCCTGAGGCGTGTCCTGAGTTGGACTGGGACGAAAAGACTGTCTGGTACGCTACTGGACAGCGATCAGTAATCCGTCTTCTCAATACGATATTCGAGGAGCAGCAACAGAACCTACTTGGAGGAAAATAACATGTGTTTCGGATCATCTGGACCTTCGGTAAAAGTGGCTCCCCCGCCACCTCCCGTGCCTGCACCTGCCCCTCCCCCTCCCGCACCTCAGATCATCCAACCTCCACAAGTGTTTCTCAACAAGCCTGAAGAGAAGAAGCAGAAGAGGGCTAAAAGGCCCAGTGCTATTAGGCGATCAAATCGAGGGGGTAGTCTTAGAAGTAAGATGATTATCCCTCTGAATACTGCCGCATCAGGCTCGGGAACTCTCAACGTATAACAACCTAAGGGCTTAAACCATGATTGAACAAGGATCAGTCGCGGCAATGTACGCGAAATGTGAGACCCAGCGGTCTTCCTATTTGGAACGAGGCCGGGACTCCTCTCGTCTTACTATTGCGACCCTTCTACCCGACGAGGGTAAACAAGGGTCTAAACGCTTCGCTACCCCGTATCAATCTGTTGGTGCTAGAGGCGTCAATAATCTGGCGTCTGCCCTTCTGCTGTCTCTCCTCCCACCGAATTCTCCTTTCTTCCGTCTAGTTATTGATGAACGGGAAAAGGCGAAGATGGCTGCGATCGACCCTAAGATACAAACAGAAGTAGAATCCTCCCTCTCTGATATCGAAAGGGCGGTCGCACGAGAAATAGAAGTAAACAACATCCGCGTGGGTACATTTGAGGCCATACGGCATCTTGTCGTAACGGGCAATGCCCTTTTATATATGCCTGACGAAGGTTCCATGCGGGTGATTCACTTGGATCGATATATCGTCAAACGTGATCCTATGGGGAACCCCCTTCATATCATTATGAAAGAAACGGTTGCTCCTGCGGTACTCCCCCCGGAGATCCGCCAATACGTTGAGGCTAATCTCGCTGAGTATGAGGAGACCTGTGATGTCTTCACTATGCAGACCACCCTTCCAGACGGAAAAGTCGAAGTGGTGCAAGAGGTTAAAGGAAGGATTATTGAGGAGACTAGACAGACGTTCCAGAAGGGTCGTTCTCCTTTCATTGCTCTCCGCATGATGCGGGTAGATGGAGAGGACTACGGTCGAGGATACGTCGAACAATACTACGGAGACCTCGCGTCTCTTGAGGGTCTTACTAAGGCTATCGTTGAGGGTGCTGCCGCATCCTCCAAGGTTCTTTTCCTCGTCAATCCCAATGGGACTACACGGGCGAAGACTCTCGCTGAGAGTCCAAACGGAGCGATCAGGGAAGGAAGTGCTGCTGATGTCAGTGTTCTGCAAACTAACAAGTCAAATGATTTCTCAGTTTCAATGTCAGCAATGCAGCAGATTAATGAGCGTCTTTCGTATGCGTTCCTACTCACCGAGTCAACTATTCGTAATGCGGATCGTGTCACAGCCGAAGAAGTAAGGCTCGTCACTCAGTCCATTGAACGACAGTTGGGTGGTATTTACAGCGTACTGAGTCAGGAGTTCCAACTTCCGCTCGTCAATCGAATTATGGATCGGATGGAGAAGAAAAAGAAACTCCCCAAGATCCCAAGGGACAAAATCACTCCCGCCATCGTCACCGGCATTGATGCTCTGGGGCGAGGAAACGATCTAAACCGTCTCGACGTCTACTTGTCTGGTATCGCTCAGGTACTGGGACCAGAGGCTTTGGGACAATACATTAATATCAGAGAATACATGGACCGCCGTGCGTCTGCATTAGGCATCGACACGGAAGGTCTTGTACGAACAGAAGAAGAAATTGCTGCTATGATGCAACAGTCTCAGCAACAGGCGATGGCCGAGCAGATGGGACCGAGTGCAGTAAATGCGATTTCTAAACAAATGGAGAATATGAATGGCTGAACGAGTCGAAATCCCAGTGAATGAAGATGGACCTCTCTCGGAACAGGATGTACAAAACCTTGAGCAGGAAGCAGCGTCGGAAGGGCAAGAAGAACAAACTCATGAGGAACGACCCGAGTGGCTTCCTGAAAAGTTCGAGACCGCCGAAGAGATGGCGAAAGCCTACGCGGAACTCCAATCAGAATTCACTAAGAAGCAGCAGGCTTCGGAATCAGGAAATCAGGAGACTGAATCGGCTGCTGGAAATGCTCAGGAGATGTCTGTAGAGTCTTTTGAAAACTTTACTAAAGAGTTTAATGAGACCGGCGACGTCTCAGAGGAATCCCGCCAGAATATCGTTGACACAATGGGTCTTCCCAGAGAGATGGTTGACGGATATATCGATGGACAGCGTGCCATCATGGATTCTCACTTCGATGCCATCTACGGAGAAGTAGGTGGAGAAGAGAAGTACGGAGAAATGATCTCATGGGCCGTTGAGAACCTTCCAGAAGGTGAACAGCAGGCTTTCAATGACGCCGTGATGAACGGAACTACTGATCAAATGAACTTCGCTGTGAAGAGTCTCGCGGCTCGATGGATGAGCAATGGTGGCGGTGCTGCTCCTGCTCCTCTGATTCAGGGAAGTACTAGTGCGGAAGGATCTTCGGGATCATTCAGGTCTGTCGCAGAACTGACGCGAGCGATGAAGGATCCAAGGTACACCAAGGACAAGGCGTATCGTCAAGATATCGAGACACGTCTCTCTAACTCAAACATTCTGTGAGGTAAACAATGAACAAGCCCGGATATAAGACTACTGAATTTTGGATGAGCATGATCGCCGTAGTTATTGGTGCAGTCATGGCATCTGGAGCATTTGGAATCGAAGGTACTGCGGCTCAGATCGTAGGTATCGTTGAGTCCGCCCTTGTGGCACTCGGATACACGGGAGCCAGACTGACGCTCAAGCGAGAATCAGGACAAGGGTAATGTGGTATGCGATACTTCAAGCACTCTCTTCGATCCTTACGCCTATCCTTCGAGAACTGGTGTCTCAAGGTGTGGCTGCTACTAAAGGGATTGATGTTCATGTCAATCATGACGCTCGCCGTCGTTGGACTGAGCGGGTGCAAAAGTTCACGAGTAGTATTCGTTCCTGAATCAGATGGAATTATTAGGCTTGGCCCCGACATTCGGGGTCATGTCTATTTCTGGAATGGTAATTCATGGGAATTATCTTCCAATAAGATTCTGCTGCCAGAGGGCTGGTATGCAGGAAGCGTTGAAGGTGAAGTCGAAGATCAATGAAATCTCGGCCCGCTGCGGTGGATAACTGAAACCTCAATTCTCCAAGACAAACCTCAACTTTGTTAACCTAGTTAAACAATTTTGAAGGAGTTAAACAATGGCTTATTATGGAGCAGATCCGTCACGTCTCGGTCAGGCTAACCTGACTGGTGATGCTGACGCACTTTTTCTGAAAGTCTTCGCTGGTGAAGTACTCACCACGTTTGAAGCAAATAATGTTATGATGCCTCTGCACCGTGTGCGGACCATCACTAGTGGTAAGACTGCATCTTTCCCGGTCACGGGCGTTGCAGCGGCTAAGTATCATACCCCCGGCGACAGCCTGTTCGGTGATGATAATGAAGATGGCAACCCCCTGTACCTCTCTCAGGTCAAGCACAATGAGCGTTTGATCGCAATCGACGGTGTTCTCACTGCCTCGGCATTCCTCGCGGAAATCGACGAAGCAAAGAATCACTATGAGGTGCGTTCGATTTATTCCACGGAAATCGGGCGACAGTTGGCTTACACCGCCGACAAGAACCTGATCCGTACTGTCATCGCGGGTGCGCGCTCAACTACTGACCGTTTCGGTGCTACCACTGCTGATGGCGTAAGCACTTATGGTGGTGCTGTCATCAACATGGGAACGACTGACGGCGGAGGCAACGAAGTCATCACCTCGACTAAGGTCGCTGATGGTGCTGCTGCTACTGGAGCCACTCTCGTCTCTGGTCTCTTCTTGGCCGCAGAACTGATGGATTCCAAGAACGTGCCGGATCAAGATCGCTTCTGCCTCCTGCCGCCTGCGGAATACTACAAGTTGGTCAACGAGAACAAGGATGCGATCAACCGAGATTACAACCCGGACGGAAACGGTTCCGTCGCTGCGGGTGAGATCCTGTCGGTCGCGGGTATCCGCATTCTCAAGAGCAACCACGTTCCTAGTACCAACGAAGCCGGTACGATTCACGACGATCCCGGCATCAACAACAACGTCTTTGATTCTTCCGGATCCGCTGGTTACTCAGCAGACTTCGGTGAGACCAAGGGCATCGTCTTCCAGATGGAAGGTGTAGGCACGGTCAAGTTGCTTGATCTCGCTATGGAGTCTGAGTACTACATGGAGCGTCTCGGTACGATGCTTATGGCTCGCTACGCGATGGGCCACGGCGTCCTGCGTGAAGAGGCTTGCATGGAACTGATCGTCACTGACTGATCATTTGTGCTATACTCATTAACGTGAGTCTCCTACGACACGGGGGCGTCCTCTCACTGAGCGGGCGTCCCCTTTTCTTATTTAACCTTTGGAGTGCTTATGATGGCCGCAAATAGAACTACAGAACTGGAAGCAGTCAATACGATGCTGTCTGCCGTCGGAGAACCCCCAATCAACTCTCTCGACGATCAGAAGAATGCTGACGCTGCTATTGCCAGAAACATTCTCTCAGAAGTGAGTAGAGAAGTACAGGCCCATGGTTGGCACTTCAACAGTCAGACGAAAGTCACTTTCTCCCCCTCAACAGATTCCAACATCCTCCTCCCAGAGAACGTTGCTCGAATTGATATTGAGAATTGGACTACGGGAAGTACTGGGTCCGTCAACACGATGGATATCACTCAGCGAGGAAACAAACTATTCAATAAGACAGATAACACGTACGTCTTCAGTGGAGACATTGTGGCGTCTGTCGTCTATCTTTTGGAGTGGACAGAACTCCCAGAGCCAGCCCGTCGATACATCACGGTTCGATCCGCAAGGATCTTCCAAGATCGCATGGTCGGCTCTCAGGCTCACCACGCATTCTCCCAAGAAGACGAAGTCCGGGCAAGGGCTTTGCTCAAGGAGTTTGAAGGCGACACCGCCGACCACTCTATCTTCAACAACTATGACACCTACAGGATCATCTCTCGACCAGATGCTATGAATGGTAGGAGTTATTAATGCCTTTGATTACAACAAGCGTACCCAACCTAACTGGTGGTGTTTCTCAGCAACCTACTGCTCAACGTCTCCCCAACCAATGTGAGGCTCAGGAAAATGCTCTTCCCCTTCTTGTGGGAGGACTTATTAAACGTCCCCCGTCAAACCATGTGTCGGAAATAAAGACTTATGGAACCGATGGGGACGACGGCGTTTCAATTAACTTGACTAATCCTTTCACTCACGTTGTTAACAGAGACGATACTGAGCAGTTTTTTGTAACTCTAGGTGGAAACGACGACGTCTACATTAACTACCTCGATGGATCTCCGAGGAAGGTCTTAGAAAACTTTGTTGCTAGTGGTTATTTGACTTCTTCCAATCCCGCTACAGCATTCAGAGCGGTGACGGTCGGTGATGTGACTTACATCGTTAATACCGAAAAAGAAGTAACAATGAGTGGGGCTGCCGGAAGTTCTATTAACACTCATGAAGCCCTTATCTGGATCAAAGCGACTCAGACAGCAGCAGAAGTAAAGATTAAAATTGATGACGCGGCTCCATATGCGTCGGGAACACCCGCCACCTCTGATCCTCCCCCTTCAACTACTGATATGGCGACTACTATAGCCGGTGCGTTGGGTTCCTCTGGAACTGCCGAGTCATCAGGAAGTGTAATTTATTTTACTAAAGCAGCAGACTTTCAAATCAGCGGTTCGGACACGATGGGTCAAAACGGACACGTAATTATTAAAGAGAAAGTCAATAACTTTGCTGATCTCCCTCCTGTCGCTAAACACGGAATGATTGTCCTAGTTGAAGGAGATCCTGAATCAGAAGTAGATGACTACTACGTTAAGTTTGAAGTCAACGAAGATTCTCCTACAGGAAATCCTATGGGAAACGGAGTCTGGGTTGAAACCGCAAAGCCCGGAATCATAGTTAACTACAATTATCAGAGGATGCCCCACCTCCTTGTAAGACAGACGAATGGAGAGTTTGTTATTACAAAGGCTGACGGAACAGCACCCGCCGGAGAAGATGGAAGCGTTGACTTCGAGTCTTTGAAATTCACTCCACGACAAGTGGGGTCTGACTTAACCAACCCATTACCTTCGTTTGTCGATAATAAGATTAGCGATGTCTCTTTCTTCAAGAACAGACTCGTCTTTCTAAGCGGAGAGAACATATCCCTGAGTGAAGCGGGAGAATACTCAAACTTCTTCAGAACTACTGTCACCCTTCTCCCTGATACCGCTCCTATTGATGTCGGGGCCGGAGGTACTGAAGTCAGTAAACTGGAAACCGCTATTCCATTCAGTGACCGACTCATGCTCTTCTCTAAGCAGACTCAGTTCGCTTTCAGAGGAGAAGGAATTCTCAGTCCTCTAACTGCATCTATTACTCAGGTGACGAACTTCGACATCCTCACGGACGTCAAGCCTGTCCCCGCTGGGAATACGATCTTCTTTGGATTCAACAGGGGATCATTCAGTGGAGTGCGGGAGTACTTCAAGACGAATGAAACCGATATCAATTTCGATGCAGTTGAAGTTACGTCTCAGGCTCCGAAGTATATTGCCGGGGACATTCGCAAGATGACTGTTTCGACTATGGAGTCGATGTTAGCAGTCCTTGCCCGAACTAAGACTAGTGGAGTCTATAACGCTACGAATGAAATCTTCGTCTATAAATATTTCAACGGAGATCGAGGTAGACTTCAGTCTGCTTGGTTTAAGTTCTCCCTGTCGAACTGTGAAATTCTGGATATCCATTTCATTGAACAGTCTCTGTATATGATTATTAAGAGAGGTTCAAAGACGTTCATTGAGCGAATGGATCTGCAAACAGGACTAATAGACGAGGGTGCTACCTACACTACGCATCTTGATCGACGAGTTAAGATCACTGGGGACGGTGCTGATCCCGCAGCCGCTGGAACAGTAATCAACCTTCCCTACTCCATCAATGGATCAGACGTCATGCAAGTCTGTGACTCAACAGGAGAAGTACGAACCATCGCTTCCCAGTCGGGGTCCACAGTCACTCTTACAGAAGAGTTTGCTGCTGATGAAGTGTTCTATGTCGGTATCGGGTACACGATGACGTATGAGATGTCCTCGCCTGTTCTCAAGCGACCTAAGGAAGGTGGAGGGTATGAGATGCTCGCCACCGGACGTCACCAGTTGAGGTACATGACAGTCGTATATGATGATACTGCTCACTTCCTTGTGAAGGTAAGCACGCCAACTGCTGGAGGAAACTATACGACTCCTATTGAATACCCGTTCAGCGGACGGTTCCTAAGTGCGGGTGGATATCTCGGTGCGGTTCCTTCGGAGACCGGAGACTTTAGATTCCCCGTATTTGCTGAGTCTGATTCTGTTAAGATCGAGATTGTCAATGACTCTCCTCTTCCTAGTAATATTCAGTCAGTAGAATTTGAAGCGTACTACACTTCCAGATCTCAGAGAATGCAATGACTTATATTCGTGTATCCACTGTAGAAGACATTATTCATGTATCTGAAAATCTCAGAGAAGATGACCGGAGAGAGATTGCGGCCTCCTCAAACAACCTCCCAATCGAATCACTTACTAGAGGGTATGTGCTGTCGAAGCCGTCTTGTTTCTCCGTCATGAATGACCTGTATCCTACTGAAGCGGAATACGAAGATATTAAGAAGGTCGCCTCTGAGATGAGGGAAGCGGACAAGAATGAATTGAAAGCATTAGGAATGGATGATCCTGAAGAGGCTCTCAAGGAGAGTTACTTTGGATCGAAACCTAAGTGCTATACCGCCATCGGATCGGGAGTCCCGGTCGCCATGTTTGGTGTCGTCCCATTTAAAGAGAATGAAAGATGGGGCAGCATCTGGCTTCTTGGAACCGACGGCGTGACTAAAGATATCCCTATTACGTTCCTTAAATGGACTAGGAAGTTTTTACCAACCCTTTTGGAGCCTTACGACATGGTATGCAACATCGTAGATGCACGCAATACGGTCCACATCAAGTGGATCAAGTGGTTAGGCTTCTCCTTTATGAGAGAATTGAAACACGGACCAGAAGGAAGAACATTTTATGAATTTGCGAGGTTGAATCATGTGTGAACCAATATCTATGACGATGGGAGCATTGGGAGTTGCCGGGGCGGTCACGAGCGGACTCGGAGCAAGAAGTGCTGCCAAATCCCAAGCCGAACACAACCGACGCCTCTCTATTCACAACAATAAAAGATACAATCAGGCTGTCAAGTACCAGCAAGAACTCGCTGATTGGCAGGCTGATAACTATTACAAGAACGCGGCGAGTATTGCGGACAATGCCCAACAGCAGTACAGCACTGTTCTCGATCAAATTGAACAAGTAAGACAGAAGACGATGGGCGAAGTCCGGCAGTCAGGACGAGCCGCTATTAAAGGCCAGTCCTATATTCGTGCAGCCGCGT